AGTCAGAGGCACAAGCTTTAGTTGATGCTGAAATACAAGCAGCACAAGCAGCTTGGGATGCTTTATCTGATGAAGAAAAAGCTTACCCAATGAATACAAGACCATCTGATGTAACTCTTCCATAAGGATTTTTAAATGTCTACGTACGAAAATTTACATGGCAGAAGAGTCAACGTTGTATCATCAAACCCTTCTAATCCAAAAGAAGGAGAGGTGTGGTATAATTCAACTCTAGGATTGCTTAAAGGTTATGTGTTAGGACCTGCAACAGTAGAGTCCGCTGGTAATGTTAATACTCAAAGAACTCAAATGGGTAGCACTGGTACTGTTACTGCAGGTTTAATATTTGGAGGAGAAATTCCAGCCTCCCCTTATCTTACTGGAGCAACAGAAGAATTTGATGGTTCTACTTTTTCTAATGGAGGTACATGTCCAGCTCAAAAAAGTGATATGCACTCTACTGGAACTCAAACAGCAGCATTATGGGGTGGAGGATCACCTACTAGTTCAGCTTCATATGAATACGATGGTTCCTCTTGGACTGGAACTGGAGCTATGCCTTTTTCTAATAGAAATACTAAAGGAGGTGGTGTAGGAGTACAAACCGCAGCTTTACAAGTTGGAGGATTTATATCTCCAGGTAATTATTCTAGCGTTATGTGCACATATGATGGATCTAGTTGGACAAATATACCACAAACTTTTCCTAATGGTCCGTTAACTGGAGGTATGGCTAGTTGTGGAACTCAAACAGCATGTTTATCAACTGGAGGTCCACCAAGCTCTACTAACTCTCAAAGTTGGGACGGATCTAGTTGGACAACTGCAGGTTCGTTAAGTATTGGACGTTCTGCTCATAATCAACAAGGAACTGTAAGTGCTGCTAACGCAATAGCTGGACACCCTGCTAGCCCGGGATCTTATAGCACAGAAATATTAACTTGGGATGGATCTAGTTGGTCAACTACTTCATCAACACTTTCTACTGGTCGAGCACAAGCGGGAGGTTTTGGAGCGGCTGCGGCAGCGGGAGTTGCTGCTGGGGCACCAGGTCCACTTTCTTCAAGTGAAATATTTACTGATGCAGCTGTGGCTACTAAGACATTGACAACGAGTTAATAAAGTATATATTGCTGAATGAAAGGATTATTATGACAGAAAAAAGAAATATACATGCACTTATAGAAAAAGAAGCACCAAGCTTAAATAATTTATTAGATCCAAATGATGTGAAAGAATTTAAGGCTATGACAGCCGAGCTTCGTGACACATGGACCAAGAAACAAGTATTTAGAACAGAAACAGAAATGAGAATGTCTGTTCTTCAAGATATGAAATATCCAACAAAAGCTGCAAAGTATTGGCAGTGTGTTAGAGAGCAAAACGTATTCTTAGAAAATTTAATGAGTTTATCTTTTGATTGTAGACGTAAAGAAGCAAAAATTAAATGGTTAGAAAAAAAGATTGAGACAGAACAAGACGATTATAAATTAACAAAGTATCAAATAGATTTAGATGAAGAGAGATATGGTTTAGCTAATATGCAATTAGTTGCTAAAGATAGAATGAGAGAAATTAAATTATGGTCTACATTAAAAAAAGAATTTGATGATGGAACATTTGACACAAAAGATGTTAACAGACACCAATTAGATTCTTATCATTTAATAATGAAAAACAAAGCAGAAACATTAACTTCTGGTTCTAGTCAACCTGAAGTGTTTAATGTGTTAGGTCAATTAAAGAGCATAGAAAGAGTTAAAAAATCAGGAGAAATGATTTACAATAAGAAAGAGCAATTAACAGATGATCTTGGAGCAAAACCCAAAGTTTAATTTTATATTTTTAGGTCAATCAGTATTAAAATATGAAGTGCCCTTAGAAATATTTCATATAATTAATTCAATATACGAAAATAAATATCCTGAATTAAAACCTGCTAATAAACAACTTGTTGGTAAAATAGAAAAAGAACATAGTTTGTTTTTTGATGGTGAAGATGGTCCTAGAATGACAAGACACAACCATCTTCCAACAAGTGTGTTAGTATGGTTTCGTGAAAAATTTAAACATTATTTAGAATGGAATAAAACAAAAAATTTTAAAATGCATTTAAATTCTATATGGGTAAATCAAATGTTTGAAAACGAATACAATCCAATACACGTGCACCAAGGATCATTGTTTACAGGTTTATCAAGTGTTATGATTTTAAAATTACCACAAAGTTTTGGTGTAGAATATTCTTCACCTGATCAACCACAAAATGGTCGACTACAAATACTAGGTTCTTCTAGTGGTATGTTTGCAAATGTAGATTATCAACCAGATATTAAAGAAAGAGATTTTTTTATTTTTCCATATGATGTGAGACACTGTGTTTATCCTTTTAATGGACCTGGTTACAGAAGAACACTAGCAGCAAATATGGATGTAGAATATAACCCAATTCAAAATAGAGGAGTAAGCTAATGTACGAAAACAGACACATCACAGAACCTAAATGGAAGAGTTGGATAATACAAACAACCACACCATTATTTACACCAGATCAGTGTAGACAAATTATTGAATGTGGTAGACGTCAACCACCACAAAAAGCACAAGTTGGTATGAATAAACCTGGTGGTGGGACAGACACAAGTAAAAGAGTTACAACAATATCTTGGATACCATTTAAAGAAATGGCACATATGTATCGTGACCTTAATAATTTTATACAAAAAGCAAATGAAAATCATTTTGGTTTTGGAGACATACAAGTAACAGAACAAGCACAGTTTACAGAATATCCAGAGGGAGGTTTTTATGATTGGCATATGGATTGTGATGTGAACATGACTCACGAACCACCTGTTAGAAAAATATCTATGACACTATTATTAAATGATCCATCAGAGTTTGAAGGTGGACACTTAGAACTAATGGCTCCTGGTAAGTTTGCAGAATTAAAACAAGGACATGCAATAACTTTTGCATCTTTTTTAAATCATAGAGTACAACCAGTGACACGTGGTGTTAGACAATCTCTTGTTGTCTGGTTTGGAGGTAAACCATTTAGATGATTGATAATACAGAACTTTATGTTTTTAAAAATTTTTTATCTTCTGAAGAGTGTGATGAATATTATAAAAAAATATATGATATTGGTCCACAACCAAAAATGTTAGATTTTGAAATTATTACTGTAGATTTAACAGGAGATCCAATTGGAGAAAAGGTTAAAAATTTTCTTAATAAAAAATTTTTAATTAATTTAGATTTAGATCAATTACAAATACAAAATTGGCATGTTAATAGTTTTGGAAATTTACACACACACTATAATCCAGGAAGAGAACATATAATTTATACCAGTTCTTTATATTTAAATGATGATTTTTTGGGAGGAGAATTTATAACTGAAGATGGCAAAAAATTTAAACCTATAAAAGGAGCCTTAACTTTTTTTAATGGTCAAAAAATAAAACATGGTGTCAACCCCGTTTTTAAAACAGACAGAAAATCTTTAATATTTTGGTGGAGGGGTCAATGATTAAAGAACAATTTTTTCCAACAACTATATATGGTAAAGATGTAAAATTAAATAATCAACTTTTTGCGAATGAGATTATAGAGTGGTCTAAACGAGATCCTGGTGTTAAAAAAACAAACCGTAATGGGTGGCACTCTACAACTGAAATGCACAAGATGCCCGTATACCAACCTTTAGTAAATGAATTGTTTGTAATGATGAATGATATATGGAAAGAAGAATGGTTAGATAGAGAACCTGTTTTAGGTAATATGTGGGCTAATATAAATCCACCAGGTGGATCTAACGCTCCGCACATACATCCTAATAGTTTATTTAGTGGTGTGTATTACATAAAGGCTCCAAAAGAATCTGGTAATTTAATATGTAATGATCCTAGACCAGGCGTACAATTAAATATGCCTGCAAGAAAAAAAGGTCAACCACCAAAACATTTATGGAGAGAAGTTCATTTAGAGCCTGTTGAGGGTAGAATTATAATGTTTCCATTTTATCTTTGGCATAGTGTTGAACCTAACAAATCAAATGATATAAGAATATCAGTAAGTTTTAATTTTATACAACATGGCTTTCAATAAATATCAAGTAATTAAAGGTGCAGTATCATACGAGTTAGCGAACTTCGTATTTAATTATTTTTTACTTAAACGTGATGCAGTTAAATTTATGTATGACAACAATATTATAGCTGATACAGGCATGTTTGGAACATGGACAGATCAACAAATACCTAATACATACTCTCACTATGCAGATCCTGTTATGGAAACACTATTAGTTAAAATGTTACCTGTGATGGCTAAAGAAACAGGACTACAATTAGTTCCTACATATTCATACTCTAGAATATATAAAAAAGGTGATGAATTAAAAAGACACAAAGATAGGCCTTCTTGTGAGATATCTACTACATTAAACCTGGGTGGAGACCCATGGCCTATATTTATTGACGGTACGGGGTCTAGCAACGTCATAGACGAGTATAAAAACATACATAAGCCCAATGCACCCAAAGGCACTAAAGTCTTGCTTGAAGTAGGAGATATGCTAGTATATAGTGGTTGTGAACTCGAACATTGGCGAGAGCCTTTTGACGGGAACATTTGCGGCCAAGTATTCTTACATTATAATCATGTGAATGGCCCATTTGCTGAGAAAAACAAATTTGATGGACGACCTATGTTGGGTCTACCATCATTTGCAAAATAGTATTATAATGGAGTCATATGTTACAAAAGATAGGGTTTTTACCAGGTTTCAACAAACAAATCACAGAAACCACAGCTGAAGGACAGTGGGTTGATGGAGACAATGTAAGGTTTCGTTATGGCACACCAGAAAAGATAGGTGGCTGGTCTCAATTAGGAGAGAATAAAATAACAGGTGCTGCAAGGGCACTATTTCATTTAGTAAACAAAGCTGGAACTAAATTTTCTATTATAGGAACAAACAGAATTTTATATGCATATTCAGGGGGTGTGTTTTATGACATACATCCAATCAAAACTACAACAACTCTTACAAGTGCATTTACCACAACTAATGGATCACCAACTGTTACAATAACTTTTAGTGGCGCTCATGGTATTGGAGAAAAAGATATTATTCTTTTAGACAATTTTTCTACCATAACTAATTCTAATTACAGCGCGTCTGATTTTGATGATAATAAATTTATGGTAACAAGTGTACCATCATCAACCACTCTTACAATTACAATGTCTTCAAACGAAGCAGGGTCTGGTGCAACAACATCGGGCGGTATTAGAGTACAACATTACTATCCTGTTGGACCAGCAGAACAACTACCTGGATTAGGATGGGGACTTGGTCAATGGAGTGGTACGGTATCCGGAGAAGCAACAACAACTTTAACTAGTGGTATTACAGATACAGCCACTACTGGAATTACTTTAACAGATGCATCACAGTTTCCAACCACAGGCACAAATTTTATTCAAAT